ATTGGGAAGATTTTCCCTGAAAATGGCTCGGCTAGGCACTATCAGGAATGAAACAAATTGAAATGGCTCAATTGGGAGAGATTGCCCGAGTCAGGGACGAATCGACTATAAGGGGTGTGCCAGAACCGCGAATTCACACAAAACTCAATGATTTGCCTTCTTATGGCGAACAAATGATTAAGTTTTGCGAGGAAATCGGCTTTGAACTTATGCCTTGGCAGCAATGGCTGGCTCATCACTCACTTAAATACAAACCTGATGGCCGATGGGCTCACCCAGTAGTTACTTTGCTTTGCGCTCGTCAGCAAGGTAAATCAACCTTTATGGCGCTTCAAATCTTATTTAGAATCTATGTATTGAAAGAAAAGTTGCAAGTTCATACGGCTCATAAACTAACTACCTCAGCAGAGCTCTTCTATAAGATTTATGCAATTATTGAACAGAATCCTAGGTTAGCTGCTGAATTTACTAAGAAGTTGGAGAGCAAGGGATTTCAAGAGCTGCAATTTACTGAAGGCCGCCGATACATTGTCCGGGCAAATAACTCAGCTGGTCGAGGCATAGCAGCCCCAGAAACGATACACCTAGACGAAGCTCGAGAGTATAAAGATGAAGATGTCTGGTCTGCCTTGCGATATACCCAAATGGCTTCAGCCAATCCTCAAATATGGGTTTATTCAAATGCTGGAGATCAACACAGCATAGTTCTAAATAAACTTAGGGAGAGAGCAATGGCCGCCATCTTTGGCGGTAATGACGATATTGGTTGGTTTGAATGGTCAGCGCCTCAAGGCATTAAGTTTGATAATTCACCAGACTTTTGGCTAGGTGTCTGCCAAGCTAATCCATCACTTGGAATAACAGTTCACCCAGATAATATCCGAGCCGTATTGTCAGACCCCGAAGATATTGTGCGCACAGAAGTTTTATGTCAATGGGTCAATACGATTAACCCAGTTATCAATCCGTCTCAATGGGAGAGTTGCAAAGTTGAGGGCTTGCGACTTAACCCTGAAGCTGATACTTGGTTTGCTATTGATCTAAGCCCTAGTAGAAAAGAAGCGGCGCTAGTTGCTAGCCAGAGACTTGAGGGCGATAAGTTCCAAGTCATACTTCTCCAGACTTGGCATAACCCCGCCAATCTGGATGATAAAGCAATGGCTAATGATGTAGCGGAATGGGTGCGAAAGTATCCAGTTCAGTTGGTTGCCTATTCAGCCAAAACCGCCTCGGCAGTAGCTTCGCGATTAGCTCCTGCTGGAATTAGGGTTGAGCCGATAGATGGCCTTGACTATGCACAAAGCTGCGATGAGTTATTGGGAGCTATCTCATCTCAGCGGTTGGCTCACTCGGGACAAGATGAGCTGACAAAGCAATGCCTATCCGCCGTCAAACTCCCTTTCGGTGACGGCGGCTGGGTAATGGGTCGCAAGGTAAGTAATACCACAATCTGCGGAGCAATTGCCTCAGCCTTAGCGACACACTATGCAACGATGGCTGAAAGCGGAGTAGATATTCAAATAGTGTAAGTAGGCTCGCTTACAATGTAAGCAATGGGTGCTATAAGAGATTTTCTATTTCCAACAGTCGAAGCAAAAAAATCGGCTATTGATGTCCAAGCTGCATTAACCCCAGTTCAAATTCAAGACCAAATCTATAATATTTTAGGTGGGGCAACTAGCACCACTAGAGCAATTGCAATGTCCGTTCCATCGGTTGCTAGAGCTAGAAATATTATCTGCGGAACTATCGGCTCATTACCTTTAACAACTTTTAATCGCATAACTGGGCAATATGTAGATCCGCACCGCGTTATTAATCAGCCTGACCCAAGAGTTGCAGGATTTGTTATTTACAACTGGTTGGCCGAAGATATTTGGCTATATGGGGTGGGTTACGGAATCGTCCAAGAAATGTATTCTGCCACAGATGGCGGCAGAGTAAGAGCTTGGACTCGGGTTAGTCCAGACAGAGTAACTGTTGAAACAAATTCAATCAACACAGAAATTACTGGTTATCGCGTTGATGGTTATCAAGTGCCAATGAATGGCGTTGGCTCAATCATTCGATTTGATGGCCCAGATGAGGGATTACTACACAGAGCTGGTAAAACAATTACTGCAGCAGTTTATCTTGAAAACGCAGCAGTTAATTATGCTAAAGAGCCTTCTCCAACTATGGTTCTAAAATCAAATGGGACTAATCTAACTGCTGAAAGAATCTCGGCGTTATTATCGGCTTGGAAAACTGCTCGCCAATCTCGCTCTACTGCATTTCTAAATGCTGATGTAGATTTGAAAGAATTTGGCTTTGATCCTAAGTCGATGCAACTAGCTGAAGCTCGCCAATATGTAGCGCTGGAGTTGGCTAGAGCTTGCGGCATCCCTGCCTACTTCTTGAGCGCCGAGCAAACTTCAATGACTTACTCAAACGCAGTTACAGAGCGGCGCTCACTAGTTGATTTCTCACTTCGCCCAATCCTTAAGGCAATTGAGGAACGCTTATCGTTACCGGACTTTGTTCCTAATCCAGTAATGGTGCGCTTTGCACTTGACGATTTCTTACGCGGTAACGCATTAGAGAGAGCGCAAGTTTATGAAATCCTAAACCGCATTGGCGCGATGAGCGTTGAGCAAATTCAGCGAGAAGAGGACTTAATACCAAATGAAGGTTAATATGCCAATGGCAGTTACTGCTGCCGACACAATTAAAAGAACAATTACTGGGACTATCGTTACTTGGAATGAGCAAGGAAACACCTCAGTAGGCCCAACAGTATTTGCAGCAGATAGCATTGAGATTAAGCCAGTTAAGTTGCTTCTTGAGCACGACCGCACTCGGCCAATTGGCAAAATGGTGTCTCACAATGTAACAAGCTCTGGAATTGAAGCCACTTTTAAGATTGCTAACACTATGGCTGGAGAAGATGCCCTAGTCGAAGCAACTGAAGGATTACGCGATGGCTTTAGCGTAGGAGCTCAAATAAATGAATGGACAAATGTCAAAGGCGTAATGCAGATTACATCAGCTATTCTCGATGAGGTCAGCCTTGTCACAGATCCCGCCATCGATTCAGCCAGAGTCGCTGAAGTTGTAGCAGCATCAGAAAACGAAGAAGTAAAAGAAGATTCTGATTTGGCAACCGCTGATTCAGACAAACCAACCGAAGGAGACCAAGTGTCTGACACTACCGCTCCTGCTCCTGCCGTTGAAGAAGCGGTAGAAGCAGCCAAAGTAGAAGCTGCAGCTCCAAAGCCAGCCTTCTACACAGCACCTCGCCTTGAATTTACAAAGGCGAAGTATCTTGAAAACAGCATCCGCGCCGCTCTTGGCGATGATGATGCTCGCTCTTATGTTCGCGCTGCAGATGACACAACTGACAACGCGGGCTTTATTCCAACACCACAAAGCACCACATTAATAAATGGTGTTGCTAATGGTGATCGCGGATTTATCGATGCGCTTTCTCGCGAAACCCTAGCGGCTAGCGGAATGACTTTCGAGCTGCCTCGCATCAATACCGCGCCAACTGTGGCCTTGACAAATGAAGCAGCTGGCCCATCCGAAACAGATATGGCAACTGCTTATATTTCCGTAGATGTTAAAAAGTTCGCAGGCCAGCAGACCGTCAGCGTTGAGCTCATTGACAGGTCGAGTCCTGCGTTCTTCTCAGAGCTTGTTCGTCAAATGGAGTTTGCATACGCAAAGGCAACTGACGCTTACGCAGTAACTCGCGCTTCTGCAACAGCAACCGCTTCAACTGCTAAGGCTGGAGCAACAGCTGCTGACTATCTTGCTTTCTTTGCTAATGCTGCAAAGAATTGCTACACAGGATCACTTGGCTTTGCTCGCAATGTTGTAGTTTCTCCAGATGTATGGGCTGAGATTATGGGATTGAACGACAATGGTCGTCCGATTTACATTGCTTCAAATCCTCAAAATGCTGGTGGCGCTCTTTCACCACTTTCAATTCGCGGAAATGTTGCAGGTCTTGACCTTTATGTTTCTCGCTCACTTTCTGGAACTGGCGATGGATCAATCTATGTTATTAATCCTGATGCTCTTACTTTCTACGAAAGCGCTCGCTTAACACTTCAGACCAATGTAATTGCATCTGGTCAAATCTCCGTAATGTATTACGGCTATGCAGCAGTAGCTCCAAAGCTTCCTGGTGGATACACCGCGAACGACAACGCATAGTAAAACCCCTAATAGTGAGGGCCAGTCCGCTCCCGAGCTGGCCGCTCACCTAACTGCTTGAAAGGATGACGAGATGCCAACAATAGTTACGGCCACAGAGCTTAGGACGATTCTTGGCGTTTCGTCATCCCTATACAACGATGCTTACCTAGATGACATAGTAGATGCTTCTGAGAATCTAGTTCTTCCAATGCTAGTCACATTCCAGAGCAAGATTAACAAAGTAAAGCTTGAGGATAATATCGCTTACTTTGAGACCGCAACAATCCAAGAATTTACAGAAGGCCAATCCGTAATTATTACTGGCTGCGGATCACCATTCAATGGCACACATACAGTTACCGATGACGAGATTTCAGATTATGTATTCACAGTCGCAATCACCAATGCTGACATATTGGAAAAAAATATCATCCCAGCAGGAAACGCTGCGCTCTCTGGACTATCAACCTATGTCGGAAATGCCAATGCTGAAGCTGCAATTCTGGCTATCTCCGTTGAAATCTTCCAAGCAAGAACCGCAGCTGGTGGATCAATCGAAGGCGTAGATTTCGCAGTTACCCCTTACCGCCTATCTAAGAATTTACTTGCCAAAGTAACTGGCTTACTTGGCCCATATCTTGATGTTGAAACTATGGTGGGATAATGCCTGCCTCAACAATTGCCACAGATGTTAGAGGAGCTATTAAAACAGCCCTAGCAGCCTGCACCGCCAATATTTACGACTCAGTTCCAGAAGCGCCTATAGTTCCAGCAATAGTCATAGTTCCAGATTCACCATATATGGAATTGGAACTAATTGGCAAATCTACTACTAGAGTTAAATTGAATTACACCATAACGGCTTGCGTTGCGTATTTCAGCAATGCCGCTGCTCTGGATAACCTAGAGCAATTAGTCATTAGTATTCTTGGAGAGCTAGATGCTTCCAAGTATGAGTTATCTACAGTCGAAAGACCATCGGTAACTGAAGTTGGAACTACTACCCTGCTAGTTTCAGATATTCGCTTGAGCGTCCGCTACGAGCAAACCGCATAGGAGACCCAAATGCCAACAACAGTAATAACTGGGCGCGATGTGACCTTCACACTCGATGCAGCCGATTATGACGCCCAGACGACCAGCGCCGTTCTAAGCTGCGAGACAATCATTGAGACTTATCAAACTCTCGATGGTCGCGCATATAAGTCCGTTGATAAGCAATGGACATTCACAATTGAACTATTGCAAGATTGGGGAGCTACCAGCTCTCTATTCGAAGCAATGTGGGCAGATGCTGAATCAGCACCTAACACCACACTCGCAGTTTCATTCACAGCCGTAACTGGCGCAGTATTTGCTTTCAATGTATTGCCAATCTTCCCAACTGCAGGGGGCGCAGCACCAGGAGCGCTGACTGATACTTGGACGATGACAGTCGTTGGAACACCAACAGAGACCTTCAGCTAAGAGATCGGAGCATCGGGAGCTATGAAATTACCAATAACAATTGAATATAACTCAGGCGAGAGTGCAACTTATATTGCGCAACCGCCTGAGTGGGCTAAATGGGAAAAGGCAACTGGTCATTCACTTGCAAAAGCCCAGGAAGTCATTGGCATTTGGGATTTGATGTTTTTGGCATATAACGCGCATAAGCGCGAAAGTGCCGGAAAGCCAGTCAAGTCATTTGAGATTTGGATGGAAACAGTCGCAG